CCAAATTGGTATGGTTTTGCTGTTGATAAAACTACAAAATATCAAGTAGCTTGTACCGATACTAATAAAACATACACATATTCATCAGATAGTGGTACAACTTGGACACAATATTATGTTGATGGATTAATTTATAGTAATATACCAATAAAACCAAAATTAAGTAAAACTGGTAGTATAATGGCGATGATTGCTGGACCATCATCAACACTTTATGTTACAGAAAATTATGGTTCAACTTGGAGAACATCTTCAGCTGGTGGTTTAAATAATACTAATTGGGATATGTCATTAGATGGAAAATATATGATTATTGGACAACAACCAGCAGCAGGTTCAGGTTTATATTATTCGTCAAATAGTGGTACAACTTGGACTACGGCATCAGTAACAGGAACGTGGGTTAATACTGCAATATCAGATAATGGTCAAACGATGGCAGCAAGTACGTCAACAGGGATTGTTGGTTATTATACATCTCAAAATGGTGGTACATCTTGGGCTGAACCAACTTGGAATGGTGGATATACTAAACCAAATGCGACAAATACTCCTTGTGATATATCACCATCAGGACAATATGTAATTATAAACACAGGTACTTATATATGGCGTTCAACTGATTATGGTGTTTCATTTACAAGATTAGACCCATTTGGAACAACAGGTTCTGGTAGAGGTGTTTTATTTATTGAAAGTTCAGGTATTGTATTTGCGTTTAGAAATAGACCAAGTTCATCAAGTAATTTTGAAATATGGAGAAGTAATAATTTTGGAAGTACTTGGACGATGACTTACACAAAAAATAATATATCAATACAAGGATTTGATTATTCATACATTTATTAAAAATATTTATTAAGATGAGTAGAAAATATATAAGACAGATAATAAATCGTGATTTTGTCTATCCAAATAATGAAGTTTCAGAATATGATGTTGAATTAGTTCAAGAACTAAATTCAATTTCTGTTAGTGGAACTGTAACTAATTTTACTGCAACAACAGTAACATCAACAGGTATGACATTTCAACATAATTTTAGTTGGGCTTCAAATGGTGCTGAATTATGGATTAGGAATAGTGGTGTTATGGCGATATTATCGGTTCACGCGATGGTTCCAAATCAATTGTATTATAAACCTTGGAGAGTAGTTGATACAGTTAGTGTTAGTGCACCCTATCCATCAACATTTTCAGCAACAAATACATTAACAATAACACCATCACAATTTGGTTTAACAAGTTTTGTAAATGGTACATATTACTTTGAAATAAGGTTTATCGGACACCTTGCAGTGGACCCAATTTGTGTGTCATATACAATTAGTACGCTATAAATTAAAAATTATGAATATATATATAGAAATTGATAAAAATCATCAACAAGATATTGTGGTAAAAAACCATAAAGAAATTTTACTAAAGAACAGAGAATTATTTGAGAATCATATAATTGATTTTAGTTCTATTAGTAAATTAAAAGGGGATAAAGATATTTTAAGTAAATCTTTCTTAGAAGAGTTATCTCACCATATAACAGAATAATTATTATAAAACATTATGGCTGGTAAAAAAATATTTATAGAGTACGATATTGACAGTAAAGACTTAAAGATAGCCAATCAGGATACTTTATCTTTAACTCAACAACTTCGTATTTTAAAGAAAGAACTTCAAAAGGGTGATTTAAAACCTGAACAATTTGATATTCTTCGTAAAAAGATTGGTGATACTGAGGACCAGATTGCTAAGACAACTGTAAAGTCTAAGGACTTTTTTGGTGTTTTATCAACATTACCTGGCCCCGTAGGTCAATTTGGTTCATCAATTCAAGGTGCTGTAGATACATTAAAAGTTTTTAGTTCATTCTCATTTAGAGATATTAAAAATTCATTATCAGATATTGTTGATGATGTTAAAGATGTTGCAAGTAACTTTTTAGGATTAGGTGAAAGTACAAAAACTACTAAAGTTGAATTAGATAATACTTCTTCAAGTTTATCAAACGCAGCAACACAAGCGGGTGCTACGGCTGGTGCGGTAAGTAATTTATCTAATCAATATTCTAAAACTGCTGTAAATTTAGCTGCGTCTAAAGTTACTATTGATGAGGTAAATGCTGCAGTTCAAAATTTAACCAATAGTGGGTTTAATGCACAAATTGATACATTAAAAGACGCAAAAGGTGCGGTAACAGATACTGTAGTATCATATATTGATGCTAATGGTGAAATTCAATTATTAACTGAAAATCAAACTAAGGCTGCAGCGTCAACTAAAGGAATGATTACCAGTATTGAAGGATTAGTTGTTGCAGAAAAACAAGCAACTTTTTGGACAACTACTTTAGGAAATACTATTAAATCTGTTTTAATTGGTACTGGTATTGGTATTGCCATCGTTGTAATTGGTACGTTAATATCTAAAATTTATGAATGGGTAACTTCAACTGAAGAAGCTGACGCAGCAAACAAAGCCCTAAATGAAACAATCAAAGAACAAGATAGATTATTGGCGGTTAACCTTAAAGCAATTGATGCGGCAACAAAACAGGCAGTATCAAGAGCGAAGATTGCGGGTAAGACTGAACAAGAAATATTTGATATACAGAAAAAGGGTGGTGAAGAAAGATTAAAAGAACTTAGAGATAATGATAATAAAATCCTCAAACAAATTGATGAGGTTTCAAAAAATACAGTTCTTAAGGAAGAAGATAAGAATAAGTTATTAGAAGATTTAAGAGCCAAGTCATTAAAATCTAATGGAGATATTATTGACCAAATCAACGCTAATGAACAAGCAAGATTAGATTTTCAAGTTGCACAAGCTGACAAATCAAGACAGCTAGCATTACAAGCACAACAAAAAAGAGAAGCTGATAACAAAGCACATCTTGCTAAAATTGAGGCGGATAACAAATCGGCTGACGAAACATTATTATTACTTCAACAAGAAAATAGTGTTTTAGTATTAGAAGGTGAAAGAAAGAGACAAGACCAAGAACTTAAAAATCAAGCTGAGAACGAGAAGAAAAAAATTAATAGTTTAGAAATATCTGAAAATAAAAAGAAAATTATTATTGCACAGATTGATGAGAAATATAGATTGAAACAAATTGATGTAGATAAGAAAAGAAAAGAAGAAGATGCAACTACAGAAAGAGAATTTCAAAGAAAATTAGAGGATATTAGAATTGCCGCAATTGAAGATACTGTTAAAAGAGATAAAGCGGAAAGAGAAGCAAAATACAATAGAGATTTAGACGATTTAGAAAGAGATAAAGAATTTATAAAATTATCAGAAGAAGAGAAGAATAAAGTACGTTTAGCACTTAGAAAAGCGTACGATATGGCTATCAAAACAATTGATGATGATAAGACAAAATCTGACGCAGAAAAAAGACTTAAGGATTTAGATGATGAATTAAGATTTTTACAAATACGTCAAGAGGCTATCAGAGCGGGAACAAAGGCGTTCTTTGATGGTCAAAGAGAAATACTTGAAGTTTCTGAGAAAAGAGAAATTGCGGCTGCAGAAGGTAAAGAAAAAGAAATTACCGCAATTAAAGAGAAGTATGTTAAATTAAGAAGGGACCTTGACCAACAAGAGTTACTTTCTTATATGGAAATAGCTTCTCAGACCGCACAAGTTGCTTTACAAGTAACACAAGCGGTTGGTGCTGTGTATGAAGCACAAATGGCCAAAGAATTGAAAGATGCTGGCGATAATCAAGCTAAACAAGAAGAAATTAAGAAGAAGTATTTTGAGAAAAACAAGAAACTTCAAATTGCACAAGCATATATTGCAACATTCCAAGCCGCAGTACAAGCGTACTCAGCGATGGCGGGTATCCCTGTAGTTGGTCCTGTTTTAGGTGCAATCGCAGCAGCCGCAGCAATTGTTGCAGGTTTAGCTAACGTTTCAAAAATTAGAAATACACAATACGAAGGTGGTGGAACTGGTGGTGAAAATGCACAACCTGCAGGAAACCAAATGGGTAGAGGATACGCAGATGGTGGTATTGTAAGAGGACCAGGTACATCTAAATCAGATAGTATCCCTGCAAGATTATCAAATGGGGAAGCAGTAATGACAAGTGGTGCAGTAACGATGTTTGCACCGATGTTAAGTATGATGAACCAAATGGGTGGAGGTGCATCGTTTGCAAGTGATTTAAATGTAACATCACCTGACAATCCAACAAGAACAAATCCAGCGATGGAACAACAACCATTAATAATAAAAACTTATGTTGTTGAGAATGAAATGACAAATTCACAACAACGTCAAGCAAGACTTAAAGACCTTTCAACTTTATAATATGGCTAAAGGAAAATCAAATAACGCACACAAAATAAGCTTTGGTAAGAAAAAATCTCAACCAACTGGTAAAAAGTCATATGGTCCTAAAGCACAGAAACCTAAAAAGTATAGGGGACAAGGACGATAACTTTAAAACCAAATAACAAAATTTTATATTTTAATATATGAAGAAAGATAAAGTATATGAATTAAGGATTGAAGAGGATGATGAAATATCAGGTATCGATAGTATATCCTTAGTTTCAGAACCCGCAATTGAGATAAATTGGGTGGCTTTCAATAAAGTTAAACCTGAAGACTTTCATATTCCCGAAGGTGAGGATGACAAATATATCCAAAAACTTATTGCAACAGCACAAAACGAACAAGAATTATTTGATGAAGGTTGGGTTGTTGATAGTGTGGAAATATTAGATGATAAAAATAGTTTTATTTCAACCAATCCTAACGGTCCAAGTATGGAAGATGAAAAAGAATATAACGTAAGATACAAATATATTCTTAAACCAGGAATTGCAACAAATCCTATTATTCCAACAACAAGAGATTTTTGTAAAACTCTAATCAACCGTAATTACGTTTGGAGAGTTGAAGATATGGACGCAACACAGAATGACTTTGGTCAATCTGCGATGGTATGGAGAGGTGGATACAATTGTCGTCACGTGTGGAGTAGAATTAAGTACAAAAAAGATGCAACAATTACAAACAAAGCGTCTGTTAATAAAGGTAAGGTTTTAGAAGGTGGTTTTCCAAATGATATTGACCCTGACCCAAGAGTTTTAGGTTATCCTGAACCAGATACGGTTACAAACAAAACGTTAGGTAATCCATCACCATCTACAATTAAGAATTTAGGTTTATCAAAAGAAAAAATGGAAATTATTCCTCCAAATGTAAACGTATATGGTTACCATACGAGATTCTTCCAAATATGTCCTGGCGCACAAGCTACCTTTGAACATCTAATATCTATGGATAATGATGATGATACCAAAGGAATGATTAGAAGTGCTGCACAGGTTGCTGATAATGTGTTTAGAATTGAGGATGAAGTAATCAAAGCAGAAAGTGCAACAGAACATCAATATGAAGAGGCGGTTATATTGGTAGACGACTTTAAAGATATTATTGGTGAGATAGATAAGATTAGTGGAATGAAACACGATATATCTTATATGGATGGTCATATTGACAAGATTGAGGAATATCTACAGGAAGATATGGGATATGATGTTAGTACAATCACAGGATATGTTGACCAAGGTATTAGAAAGAAAAAGAAGAAAAGAGATAACTATGAGTCTTATTCAGATTATCCTGATAGTGTTAAAAATAACGCTAAAGCAGTATTAAAATATGTTGAAGAAAACGGATGGGGTTCTTGTGGAACTGACGTGGGAAAACAGCGTGCAAACCAATTAGCTAAGGGTGAACCCATCTCGGAAGACACGATACGTAGGATGTACTCTTATCTATCAAGACACGAGGTAGACTTACAATCAAGTAAGGGATATGGTGATGGATGTGGTAAGTTAATGTATGATAGTTGGGGAGGTAAGTCAGCTCTAAGTTGGGCTGAGTCTAAAATCAACGCTATTGACAGAGAGAAAATGTCATCACAGAAGTTCCAAACTGATGATGAAAAACGTATTGTGGTTGGACCAGCTATGGTTCCTGACCTTAAAATATTCCGTAAGGATAAAAAGGGTAATCCATATTATGTTACATTCAAAGAAGACACAATCAAGATGATTGCTGACAAGTATATGAGGAACAAGTATATTGACAATAACGATACCGAACATAACGGTAGAGCCGCAGAAGATGTATATGTTTATGAAAGTTGGATTAAGGAAAGTCAGGAAGACAAATCAACCAAATATGGTTTTGGTGACTTACCAATTGGGACTTGGTTTGTTAGTATGAAGGTTCGTAACCCAATCGTATGGGAAAGAATAAAGAAGAAAGAATTAAACGGATTCTCGGTATCAGGATTCTTTGAAGAGATTGAACAGTTCAAGATGGAACAACAATTCTTAAAAGAACTTGCTGAGATATTAAAAGATTTATAGTCTAATAAATATAATTTATATTTCTATATATAAACCAATAAATAAAAAACAAAT